AGATGATCGAAGAATGGTGGGACGCGCCACCGCTCCACTACCTGCTGGCGTCCACCTGTCACCCGCATCTGGTCGAGTACCTGAAATCGAAGGGCCGGGAGATTACCTTTTTCCACAACTTCGTCGGCATCCATGGACCGGCTATCGGTATCTGTGATTGTGGCCATTTCCATGATGAACACGGCACCAAGGGCTGTAACCAATGCGATTGCATTGAGGCCAAGCTGTCATGGATGAGCTGGGAACAGTATCTCTATTCGACGCTCTACGAGCCGACGGTCATCACGGGCTCGGGCCTCAATTCTGTGACTCGGGCGATTGACCTGGCCGGCTTCCGTGGGTTCGACAAGATTTACGTGCTGGGTGCCGATTGTGCGCTCAGGGTCAAGCGTCCGATGCCGAACGTGAGGCACGGATCACCGGCCCACATCAAATGGCTGAAAGAGGAAACCGTGATGCACGCCGATGGTGGGCACGCGCTCGCTTCCGACGCCACGCCCGTCACACTGGGCGGTTATATTGACGGCAGGCACTGGGAGACAAAACCGGACCTTGCGATTTCCGCGCTCTGGCTGGTGAAGATGGCCAAGGCTATCGACCAACTGGAACTGATCGGTGATACGCTACCCAACGCGCTGATGGACAAAGATGACGACTACCTGGACCGGATGCCGAACCTTTCCGATCCCAGTGGCCGCATCAAGAACTTCATCGTGAACGAGCAGGATTACCACTTCAGGGCTTGCGAACATAACGAAACCGCTATATAATAGCGGATAGAGTAGCTAGTGGCCCCGTGTGGCCCTCTGACGCGAAATGCGTCCGGGGGCCTTTTCTATTGGCTCCCAACCGTGACACCTAACGTGGCAACGCCACAGGAGCCAATCGAATGTCCGAAGACCCAACGGGCGGGACCGAACCGAAAACCTTCACCGAGGAGGAAGTCCAACAGCTCATCGATGATCGCAACAAGGCGCTTGAAAAGAAGCGTGATGAGTTGCTTGGCGAAGTACGCGGCCTGAAGGACAAGCTACGCAAGTCCGACGAAGGCTATGGCGAGCTCCAGGCCAGGATGGCCGAACTGGAGCAGGAACGGGAGGCAAAGAAGCAAGGCATCACCTCGGAACAGCTTGAAAAGATGCGGTCTGAGGCCGAATCGAACCTGGAAAAGAAGTACGGTCCACTCAGGACCCAACTGGAGGAGGCCCAGGCAGAGATTCGGCAACTCAGGCTCGATAACGTCGTCAAGGGTGCGATGGCAAAGAGCGGTGTCCGTGGTGAACGGGTCGATGCGCTGTTCCGCCTCACGGCTGACAGGTACGACCTGACGGAAGACGGTAAGCCGATGCTCAGAGATGAGCCAGGGTTGACCGTCGAGCAGTACATCTCCGACGAACTCGTGAAAGAATATCCCGAGTTCTACGAGGGGACCGGAAGCAGTGGGGGCGGCGCTCCCAAAACCGTAGCCAGCGGCAGCGGGAAAGTCACGAAGATCGCAGCGGACGACAACGCAGCCTTCCTGGCGAACGTGGACAAGATCGCCACGGGCGAAGTGACCGTCGTCCAATGACCTCACTGCCGGGTGTTAGACCCGGCGTAACACTGAAGGAGTAGGAACCGTGTCTAACACCATTACGTATGTGACCCCGCAGATTCTGGCGATGGGTCTGAAGACGTTGCGCCAGAATGCCATCCTGGCCCGACTGGTCAACCAGTCGTACTCGACGGAGGCAGCCCAGCGCGGCAACGTCATCAACATCCCGGTGGCAAGCGACATCTCTGCTCGCACCGTCACCCCCTCCGTGACCATCAACTCGAACGTCGATGTCAGCCCGACCAACGTGGCGATCACGCTGGATTCTTGGTATGAAGCGCCGTTCAACATGTCGGACACCGACCAGCTTTCGACCACGGCTGACTTCATCCCGATGAACGTGTCGGTTGCCGTCAAGGCGCTCATCAACACCATCGACAACTCGATCTGGGCAAAGCACACCGGGATCTTCTCGGCCAATGGCACGGCAGGCACCACGCCGTTCGCTACCAACCTGGCCGCAGCCGCTTCCGCTCGTGTGGCGCTGAACAAGCAGCTTGCCCCGCTGGACGACAGGCGTGCGGTTCTCGACCCCGCTTCCGAAGGCAACCTGCTGGCCGTTCCCGACGTGCTGAATTTCGACAAGCGCGGCGACCAGGGCGGCATCATCCGTGGGGCCATCGGCACCAAGCTCGGATTCGATTGGTACCTTGACCAGAACCTCGGGAAATTCACCGCTGGCACCTCCTGGATCACCGGGTGGGCCGTTGCCGGGACCGGAACGGTCGGTGCCGCGACCCTGACCGTTGTCCACTCCACCATCACGGTGATGGGCACCATCAAGGTCGGTGACATCTTCGAGCTCGGCGGAAACTCCTATGCCATCACCACGGCAAAGACGACCGCCAGCATCACGGATGGAACGATCATCTACTTCTATCCTCCGCTGAAGACCGTCATCGCTTCCGACGATGCGCTGACCGTGGCCGCCTATGCCACGCAGTACACCGTGGGCCTGGCCTTCCATCGGGATGCGTTCGCATTCGCTTCGCGACCGCTGGCCAGTTCCCGGATTCCCGGGGCGGGCAACCAGATTTCCTCGGTTGTGGACCCGGTCTCCGGTGTGGCGCTGCGGCTGGAACTCAGCAGGCAGTACAAGCAGGACACCTACAGCTTCGATGCCCTGTGGGGCACCGGGCTGGTTCGGAAAGAGTACGCCACGAAGATCATGGGCTAATCGCAAAGGGGGGCGTAGCACGAACGCCCCCGCCTTAGCCGGAAGGAGGTCTAGTGGCACTCACAATCGTAGCGACGGCGGGTAGCGCAAGCGCAAACAGCTTCGTGACGCTTGCCGAATCCGAGACGTATATGCTCGGGCGCGGCAACAAGGACGACTGGACGGCTGCGGCTGACGGCGACAAGAACATTGCGCTTGTCGAGGCAACGCGGGACATCGACGCCATGTCGTTTGTCGGCTATCGGGTCGATTCCACGCAGGCCCTATCCTGGCCGCGCCAATGGGCCGTAGATCCCGACGATCCTACCGACGCCTACTTCGCAACCACCGAAATTCCGACTCGTGTCAAAAACGCGACCTGTGAATTGGCTTTTCAATACATCAAAGCAGGAACCACGGATCTGGCTGCGATTGATTCCAAGACGAACGTCAAACGCAAGAAGGTGGACGTTCTGGAGACGGAATACTTCGCGCCCACGTCCACGCCCACGGGCATGGCCCGTTATCCCAGGGTGCTGACCTGGCTGTCGCCGCTGCTGGAATCGAGCGGCCTGACCACGGAGACGGTGCGCGGATGAACCTGCCACCGAACACCCGGCGCCTGCCTGGACGGCTGTTCTCCCTGACCATGACCTGCCCGGTCGATGGCAGCCTGATGGATTACTCCGAAGAGAACCGGAAGACCCGGCCACTGATTACGGCTGCGCCCGATACGTGCAAGGGTCAGACGGTCGCTCTCTGCGGAGCCGGCCCGAGCCTCGACCCGAAAGAAGTGCTTGCGAGCGGCTGCGACCATGTGATGGCCGTCAACTCGGCTGCGCCCTGGCTCTACGAGCAAGGCGTTCCGGTCACGGCGGCCATCGCAATCGACCAGACCGAACAGCTTCTGGTGGAATGGCAGCAGGCGTATCCCATGGTCTACTACGTCGCGTCCACGGTGGACCCGGCTGTGGTGAAGCACCTTCAAAAACATGACCGCATGGTGGTCTTCTTCCATAACGCAGTGGGAATGGCGACCCCCGGCTATCAGAACGAGTTCGCCTATTACTGCCAACGCTGGCCACCGACACTGATGGTCGGGTACGGATCGACGGTCCTGACCCGCGTGGTCGGGCTGATGAAATGGTTCGGCTTCGAGCATGTGCATGTGTTCGGCGGTGATCATGCGGTAACGGAAGACCTCGTAGCTCACGCCAACGGCGAAACCACCAGGGAAGCCTACGGCAACCCGATCCTGGTGCATGGCGAAATCAACGGCAGACGCTGGGTCACACGGCCCGACATGCTGATGGCCGCCGTCCACCTGGCGAAACTCGCGAAACACAACCCCGACACCATCACGCTGCACGGCGACACTCTGCCGGGCGCAATCATCGGCTTTACCGACGACGAAATGGATGCTGTGTGCAGTCAACTGGCACCCGGCGAAGAGTTACCCGAACTAACAGGAATCATCTGAAATGGGCAGCAAAAAGGATTATCACGAAAACAAGGTCTTGGAGATCCTGAACGGCAACACCTATACCGCTCCCTCGGCGGTGTTCAGCGCGTTGTTCACCTCCATCCCGAGTGATTCAGCAGACGGCACCGAATGCACCGACGATGCCTATACCCGCGTGACCACGGCGTTCTGCACCGCTGGTGCGACGGCCACGGGCCAGGTGGTGAACACCGCCGCCGTGACGTTTGCAACGTGCGGCACGGCCTATACGGTGGTCGGTTGGGCGCTCTATACCGATGCCGTGACGGGCACCCAGCTCTATTGGGCCACCGTGACCACGCTCGCCGTTGGTGTGGGCGACCAGGCTACGTTCGCCGCTGGGAACATCACGATCACCGAGGACTAAGGTCGTGCGCACCGCACTCGTGGCGGTCCCGGCCTCAGTCCTGTTCTCCTGTTCGGGGTCGTGCCTGCGGCTGTGATCCGTGGGCACGGCACCCGACTTGAGCATATGAAAGAGATTCAATGGCAACATACGATCAAGCCTACCA